AGAATAATGAAGATAAATAAGTTAATCAAATCTAAAATAGAAAGAGAATTCTTTTTTTTACAAGGTAATTTATCTATTAATAATAAATATTTTATTAAAAAAATAGAAGAAGGTATAAAAAAAGAAGGTAATGAGAATTATGCTACCTACGTAAACTCACCCATGACTAATTATAAATATTTTATTGAAGACAAAGTGTTTTTAAAAAATTTATTACCTATATTTGATTTATTAGATGAAACATCTTTTTATACTAGTCCTAAGTGGCAGATGCAAGAGGCCTGGGGTTTTAGACAAGGGTTTGGGGATTATAGTAAACGACACCATCATAACCCTGCCTTTTTATCGGGTGCAATAGCATTAAATAACCATTCACAAAACTTACATTTTTATGAAATAAATGAAACGTTAGAGGCTAAGACAGGAAACTTTGCTATTTTTTCCAGCTTTTTAGAGCACTACAATACCAGAAATGTGGATGATGAAGCGAGATATGGATTAAGTTTTAATCTTCATTGGGTTTGATTCTTTTAAATGAAATTTTTAGCCCTCCGCTTAGATGAACATGACTCAAGTGTTTGTTACACAGATGGTATAAATGTTAAATATTATAAACCCGAAAGACACAATCAAATAAAACATTATGGATATAATAATTTATATGACTGGTTTCATACTACTAATTATCTAGACTTTAATATTAATGAGTTAGATGCTGTAGCTATTATCATGGATGTTTTTCGTCATCCATATATTAAAAAGGAAGATCCTGATAAATTATATGAAAGAATAGATATACCTTTTAAACCATTCACGGATATGAAGTGTCCAGTGTATCGAGTAGATCATCACTATGCCCATAGCTTATCTTCTTGGATGCTGAGCAATACAAAAAACCATGCGGTTTTAGATGGATGGGGTGATTTGTGGCAATCTACAAGTTTTTTTAAAAATAATAAAAAAATAAAAACATTTACGTTAAAAGAATTAGAATCTTTTGGATGTTTTTTAGGAAAGATGGGATTAAGATTTGGAATGTCTGGGAGTCATCAAGAGGATCAAGCAGGTAAGCTGATGGCCTTTCAATCTTTTGGACAGGTTGATAAAAAACTATGGGGAAGAATTAAAAATCTAAGCTATGAAAAAAATAAAGATGTTTTTGATTTTCATAAGTTAGAAGCTGTTCATGAAAGCGATATGGTAGGAAGATTCTCTTTGTTAAATTTCTTACACACCTTACATAAATATGCTGAGGAAAAAATCCCTCCCTTTTTCAAAAAATATTTACCCACTGATAAAGAAATAACTTATTCTGGGGGTGTGGCTCATAACGTATGCGTCAACTCTAAACTTAAACAGGTATATAAAAATATTATTATCCCTCCGCATTGTGCTGATGAAGGACTGACCCTAGGGGGTGTAGAATTTTTAAGAAGATTGTATGAACAACCTAAAAAATTTTCAAAAAATAAATTTCCTTTTTGGCAAAGTGATGTGGCCCCTTCTAGTAAACCTACAAATAAAACACTTAGATTTGTAGCCGAACAATTAGCTTTAGGTAAAACAGTTGGCTGGTATCAAGGACATGGAGAAGTGGGACCCAGAGCATTGGGTAATCGATCAATACTGATGAGCCCGGAAGTTACAAATGGTAAACATATATTAAATAAAAAGGTAAAGCACCGTGAAGACTACCGACCTTTTGCTGCTTCTATTTTATCACACAGAACAAAAGATTTTTTTGATTGGGAAGGTGAGAGTGAATTTATGAAATTTAGTGTGAAGTTTAAAGACAAAGTATTTAAACCGATATCACATGTGGATGGTACATCTAGAATACAGACTGTTCCTACCAAAGCGTGTTACAAAGATTTTTGGTGTTTAATCAATGAGTTTGAGAAACTAACGGGTCTACCCATGTTATTAAACACATCCTTAAATGATAATGGAAAGCCTATAGCTGGAACTCCTGGAGATGCGTTGAATTTATTTAAAAACTCAGAACTAGATATTCTTGTTGTAGGAAACGAGGTAGTAAAGAAATGATTAAAGTTATAGACAATGTTGTAGGAAAAAAAGAACAAGAAAAAATAAAAAATATTTTATTAGGAATGAATTTTGATTGGTATTACCTTAACGATATTACATCAAAAGACAGCCTTGTTGAAAGAAAACCAGGTGTAAGTCATCAATTTTATGCGAGAAATAGAACACCGGTCCATAGTCGTCAGTTAAAACATATCATGAATCTATTAACCACAACTGCCCGTAAGCTAAAGATAAAACAATTTAATCTTTTATTATCGAGGGCATTTTTACAATTCCCATTATCTAATTATCTACTAAAAAATAGTTATGTGGATGATCCACATATAGATATGCCTGAAAGACATTTAGTATTTTTATACTATGTAAATGATAGTGATGGTGATACTATTATCTATAAAGATAAAAAAAGTTTAGAAATAAAAAAGAAAGTAAAACCAAAACAAGGACGCATGGTAATATTTAATGGTGAGTACTGGCACTCAGGCAGTCAACCTACTAAAGATATTCGTTGTATTATAAATACGGACATAACAAATGAAAAAAAATAATAAATTTAAATATATCACTGGAACACAGCACACGGACCAAGGATCAAGGACCTACGATATAAATGGTTCTAGACTTCCGAGTGTAACTACGATATTAGGCAAAACAAAAAATCAACAATTTCTAAAAGACTGGAAGGCACGAGTTGGAGAACAAGAAGCAGAACGAATCAAAAATTATAGTAGTAGGCGGGGAACTTCCATGCACAAGTTCCTTGAATCTCATGTATCAGGAGTTGGGTACGATGATCTTACAGGGATCGGACAAGAGGCGAAGCCCATGGCCAAAAAAATTATTGAAGAAGGTTTACTCCCTGTGGAAGAGTATTACGGCTCGGAAGTCACATTGTATTATCCTGGGTTATACGCTGGCAGCACTGACTTGGTTTGCAATCACAATGGTTTAGATACTATTATCGACTACAAGCAAGCAAATCGTCCTAAGAGACTAGAGTGGATTGAGGATTATTTTTTACAAATAGCCGCGTATTGTATGGCACACGACTATGTTTATCAATCAGAGATTAAACAAGGAATAATAATGGTCTGTACTCCTGACCTATATTACCAAGAATTCAAGTTTTCCGGGGCTGATTTAAGGTCGTGGAAACACAAATGGCTTAAGAGATTAGACATGTATCATGAATTAAAGTATGATGAGAAGGAGCAACAAAACATAAATATGAAAGCAGAGGACTTTAAATGAAAACATCGATAACCGGTGGCGAAGTCAGTCATCCTGTCCACGTGGATTCTAAAACAGAGATGCTAAACTATACTATGTATCATTGGGGACCCTTGTTGTTCAAAACAACTGTAAGACCTGAAGACATAAAAATTTTAAAAAAACTTTGTGACGAAGACAAAGAAAACTGGAGCGATAACTTAGCTGGTATTATTGATGGAGAGTTTAAAATTGATTCAGCCGAGTATACTAAAATTATATCTCCTTACATGAAAGCCTATCAAGCCGCGTATAAGGAGTGGTATGGTCTACATTTAAAAGCGGTTGAAACAACGGCTGCTTGGGTAAACTTTATGAAGAAGGGTGAATCTAATCCCCCACACATTCATCACAACTGTCATTTATCTAGTGTTATTATACTAGACGTACCCGACATTATTAGAGAAGAACAAAAGAAATGGAAAGGGACCGGGGAGGGCCCGGCGGCTTTAAATTTCTTTGTGGCTAACCCACAAAATTTTCACACTAATTCTCTTGGGTTCAAATGTGAAGTAGGAGATTTTTTTATTTTTCCATGGAACCTAACTCATTCTGTATCTTCATTTAAGTCAGACGCGACTAGAATTACCTTGGCTGCTAATTTTAAATTAGCTGATGATAATATTTTTGAAAAAAAAGATGGAAAAGAAAAAGCCTAAAGTTTATATAGCGATGCCGTGTTATGACACGATGAAGGTAGAGACATGTGTTTCTATCTTAAATACCTATGCGATCCTGGCTAAGTCTGGCATTACTTGTACTTTTAAATCTGTTAAATCTTCTCTTGTGACTCATGCGAGAAATTTATTGACTGCAGGATTCATGGCATCTGAGTATGATTATATGCTGTGTGTGGATGCGGATGTGGAGTTCGAACCGACAGCAGTTCTTAGAATGCTGGTTCCTGAAAAAGATGTAGTCGTTACTCCCTATCGTTTAAAAGAAAATCCTTTACAGATTAAATATCCGGTTGAACACATTGATCCTGATAATATTAAGATTGAGCCATTTGACTTAGTTGAATTGAAGTCTGCTCCTGCTGGATTAATGTTGATTAAAAGAAATGTATTTGAAAAGTTAATAGAAGATAACCCTAGACTAAAGATTAAATTTAATAAGGAACACCAAGATAAGATGGACCTGGAAGTAGGTCATCAAGGAGCGATTGAGAGGTGGATGTATAATTTTTGGGATACTACGTTTGGATTAGATAACGGAGAGTGGAAGGGCGAAGATTTAGCTTTCTGTGAGCGTGTAAGAAATTCCGATATTAAATTGTACGCGAATCTCGACTCATGGACCACGCACCACGGATCATGGGGCTTCAGAGGCACGTTTGGTGATTCATTAAAAAAGAAGGAGGGTAAATGAGAGAGCAAATATACAAGGCACTAATGGTCAAGTATCAGGCAGAGATGGAAGACTCACTACTTAAAATAGATCTATTGATGACCAATCCTCACTCGGTGATCGTAGCACATACTGATATTACTGGCGAGATTGACAAATTATTACATAAAGTTTCAGAAGCTAAAGAGAATATGGCAACTTTGCGGCAATATTATGGCACAAATTAGATAAGAGGGCTGCATATAGTGTTCTAAAAAGTTTTAAAAGTTTTTATAAATTTTTTTTGGAGCAAAATAATTGGTACTTTGGTACTTTGAGCAATTTAACCGCATAAGTACTGGCTTAAAGTGGGACCAATTATGGACCAAATGTGGTTTCTGGTACCAAATAATTGGTACCATGTTAAAATAACCGCATAAATACTGACTTTGCAAAAAGGCCTATCGGGCGCGCGAGGAAACTTTTTGAAACTTTTTAAACTTTTCAGATCTCTATATAGATGCTAGAAGGTAACATGCCCAAGAAAAGAAGAAAAAGAATCACAACTCAAATAACTCCTGATATACCTTTTCCTAAAGTCAGAGTGGAGTGGGTCGACGCCATGAGTGACTCAGGCTGGGCCAATGAAAAAGAATTTAATAAAATGAAATTAGCTTACCCTGTTAATGAAGGGTGGCTCTATTCTAAAGATGATAAATCAGTTAAACTTTTTGCGTCTTACGATAAAGAAGATGACGGGAGTTTTACTTTCGGGGATCGGACGATGATACCTCGCGACTGGGTAAAGAAGATACAGAAGATATAATAAATTATGGAACTATTTCCTATTCCAATTCATTCAGAGAAATTAAATCTGAATGTAAAAGCTATGACTAGATATTGTTTAGCTTTGAAAAAGAAAATACCAAGTGCTAATAGAAGTCATATAGGTGGCTGGCAATCACCTCATCTTACTGGTGAACACTCACCTTTAAATGATTTGTTTAAAGCTATTCTAAGAGTTGGAGAGCAATACAGAAAGAGGATTGCTTATAAAGATCCTTTAAAGTTAATGGCTGTTTGGATAAATATAAATGGGGAGAAGGCTTATAATATAGAACATGTTCATCCACATGCTGTTGCTTCGGGTGCTTTTTATTTAAAAACCAATAATAGTAATATAGTTTTTTTACACCCTTCTTCTCATTTTATGGAATATGATTGGAAGCCCTGTATGTTGAAAGAATATAATATATACAATAGTGCTACCTGGAACATACAACCAGATCAAAATGAATTGTTAATGTTTCCGGGCTGGTTGAAACATAGAGTTGATCCAAATTTAGGTAAAGGAGATAGGATATCTATTTCTTTTAATTTAGGTAGATGAAATCTTTTTTGGAGTTTCTTCAGCTTCACCCTCGACAGTCTTCGCATTTAAGAGAGGTGCGTAATCATCTAAAATTTGTTTCATTTTTAATTCTAGCTCCTCTTCTGACATGTCTTCTAGTTTACCTGTTTTTATTATTTTTCTGTCTATGTATAGTCCTGCTGCCTTTCCGCGATTTGTTTCAGCGTTTACAGCAGAAGAGAAAGAACCTTTCTTCAAAGCAGCTTCCTTGATTCGTGATAGTTCTGCTACGTGACCATCGTAGGTCACTTCAAATTTTTTAAGTCTCTCTTCTTTGAGTTTGCCTATGTATGTGGCTACGAGTGGTGATAGTCTGGGGTTCATTAGTTCTGATCCTTCTTGCCTTGATCTGTTTTCAGAATAGCCAGCTAGCTTTGCCGCTTCGGTTTGTGTAAGTGGTCCATCAGGTCCACCAAATACTATGAATTCAGCGAATCTTTTTTGCATCTCTGTCAATCTTTTTGGAACTCCCATAGTTGACAATTTAAGGTAACTGTCTTATATTGTCAATATATGAAAGATGACTTAGAAGATAAAGAAATAGCTGAACAAGCTACTTATGAAGATGAGCATACCTCTAGACGTACTGTAACTATACCTTTACGAGAGTATGATGAGTTAAAAGCCGAACAACATTTCATCAAAGACCCATCTTTAATTTCTATTATTGATAAGGTAGAAGAATTAATTAGAGCATTAAGAAAACATATTGTAAGAAAATGACAGACATAAAAGAAGTTGAAGCATTAAAAAAAGAGATTGATAGATTGAGTGAAGAGAATGATAATATTAAAATGCTGGAGAAATCTCATAAAGAATTGAATGGAAAATTACAAACAAGATTGAGGGAAGTTGAAGAAGATAATAAAAAGTTAGCTTTGCAAATTTCAGATTTAACTGGTAACAGAAGGTATCACGAAGGATTTTAATGTTTGTAAAACACTTGCAGGAATTTTTAGGTAGGTTCACCATGGGTGGCACGAAATATCAGGGTAATGCTATTTCGAATGCTAAAATTTATGTAGCCATTGGTGGTCACCTAGAAGAAATTAAAAGAATGGAAGTGCATGAGCATATGATTATAGGACAGCCTTCATTACGATTAGTTTTAAGACCTCAAACTGAGAAAAAATTACTTATACCTGACAAGCTAAGATCTACTCATTACGATGTATAATGAGCGACGATGTAACCCCCAAAAATAGATGGGCCCAGAGGCTAAATTATATAAAAAACTCCGCAAAGTTTGTAAAGAAATTTCGTGGATTAGAATTGAAAACCTTAGCTCTCTTGGCACTCCTGATCTATTGGGCTACAATAATTCTGGCACCTTTTTCACATTAGAACTGAAGGTCACCAAGGGGAACAAAGTTAGATTCTCACCACACCAAATTGCGTTCCATAAATCACACCCAAAGAATACATTTATCTTAGCCGAGGCTCTCGGTCCGAGGTCCTCGAAACTTGTTCAATACTTCTTGGTCCCTGGATCAAGGATCGATGAGCTTGTGGCTTGTGGCTTGAGGCCTAAGCTTGAGGCTTGTAGCTTGACGCTTGAGGCTTGCTGCTTGAAGCTTGCGGAGCTTGGGGCTTGAGGCTTGCAGCTTGCAGCTTGAAGTTTACGTCTCTCGGCCCGGAGGGCCGCGTAATATTTGGGGTGTTTGAATTCCATTAGTGTTTGCCGTAACTTACATTAGAAATATTTTTATTCCAGCAATTTCTACATTCTTTACACTTGCCGCCTTGCTTAGGTGCCGGGCAGCTGGCGCGCTTCGTGACCACTGTCGACGTGTTGGGCCAACAGCTGGGCTGCGGTCCGTCAATCTTTGAACCGGACAATCTTATTATAAGATTGTCCGGAACTTCATCAGGAGACACAGCCAGCAAGTATTGACGCTCCTGAGTGGGGAGCCAGTGTTTGGTCCCGGGCGTCAACTTGCAGACTTCAAAAATTTTACGTAGGTGATCAACAGACTGGAGGTCCCCGGCGTCATGCCACCTGAACCACTTCTGTCTTTTAATTTGGGCTACCATAGCCGTGGTCCATGAATCATGGTCCAGGCTGTCCAGTCTATAGTACTGAGCTTTCTTAATTGCTGGATATCTAATATAGTTTCCTTTGAGTGCATAGCATCCGAAGCATGGCGTGCCGGGGACCTTCCTAAGCTTGGCGCCAGTCTGGCATTCCCATGCTGGCAGGCTGTACGATAGCCCTGGCATCTTGGAGGTCCGAGTCATCGAACCGGTAATTTTAGTTGCTTCTTTGACTAGCATTCCATTCTTTATAAAAATTGTCTTTGTCTTCTAATTTATCTAGTTGCTCAGATAAATCGATTATTAACGCCGCCATATTAAATTTAGTCCAGCCTTCACCATCAAAGTGTGCAAAAGCTTGGCACATGCGGTTGTTAGGATCAGGATCCTTGATTCCTGCTTCCTTAGCTCTGTCCAGCCATTCTTGTTTTAATGTTTTCATAATTTCTCCTTTATAATCCTATAACTATCAGACAGCTTGACGCTTGTCAATTGCTTGTTGCTTGCCGCTTGGTGCTTGGTGCTTGGAGCTTGAAGCTTGAATAAAACTGCGGCATCTTTTTTTGTGATCAATCTGTCCTGAATAGTTTGGAAGAACTTCTCGCACTTGCGCAGGTACGCCCGCGGCAGCTCTTCGTGCGGCCGCAGGAAATAATGTGTTAGGTCGTTGTGTTTAATTCTTCTTTTTCTCATACTTTTCCATATCTTGCTTTACTAGTCTCAAGATCTCTTCCAGAGCGTCTGCTATTCTTTTTAATTGTGTTGTATCCATAATATATCCTTTCTAAATTTATCCTATCATCTCTGGGACCAGCTGTCAAGCTTGAAGCTTGACGCTTGCCGGCCGGATCATAATTCCTGATCCCAGATCCTTGCTCTTCACGCCGGGCTTATCTAGAATCCACTGGCACTAATAACAAGGATCAGGGATCAGTTGTTGTCCTGTGCAGGCGGACTACTCATTCTAGATTTGTAGCCATCGCGCAGTAGTCGATTGCAACCTGTACTATAGCCGTTTAAATCCGGCAGTTACAACATCTGACCCATGATTAGACCTTTGATGAATTCGAGATTCTTTCAGAGGGCTAATAATCATTAATCCCTTATAATCCTATTGACAAGTATTGTCAAGTGTTATATAAATTTATTTATGCAAACAAACAGAAAGGCAAAAATGAGTAGAATAAGACTAAACCAAGAGTACCGAAATAAGATTGCTAATAGAATGAGAGTACACTTGGAACAAGAACCAACGCAAGAGAAAACAAAGTATGATGAACTCAAAGCAGATCAAATTGAGTTAAATGACAATGCGTGGGATTTAGCAGAAACTATTGTCAGAAAACATTATACGCCAGAAGATGTCAAAATGGCATATCATCTACAAAACAAGTTTGAGAATGTTAGCACTATTGCAAAAGATAGTTGTTTCCATTTTCATTATTTAGGTCAAGTAGAAGATAGAGATTATGACAATAAACCTATAATGAAAGAAGATACCATTGAAGAACATTTTGATTTCAGATTAGGTGGTGCTTATGAGGGTGCTAGTGATAGTTATTCAAGAGATAGTGCTTATGGTTATGCTTTATTTCGTGATGAACTTAAAGCACAAGATAATTGCAATCCTGATATTTTGATTGAACAAGAGGGTAAAGATCAAAACCCACACAAGACAAAATATGTTGACGCCAATGACAAGTATCTCGGTAATGATGACAAAGGATATGGTAAAGAATGGAATGAGAAATATCAATTAGATTTAATTGGTAGAGAATATTGTAGAGATCGTTCTATTGCGTGTAATCAAGAGCAATTTATGATGTTAAAAGAATGGAAACAAGCCAAAGGACAATTTGTTATGGCACATCATAAGTGGATTAAATCTGTATTAGACCAGATGAAAGAAATTAAGATTGGTTTAAAAGGTTATAGATATTTAGACGAGGCAATAGAGTTATCTACTGAACTTGGTTTAAATATTACTGACGCAGAAATAATAAGAACTAACTCAACAGGACTTACAATCTACAATCCTAAAAATCTAGCAGATAGAATAAAAGGAATGAAGAACAAGAGTAATAGTAGAGAGGATAAAATAAAGGCGAGGTTATTATACGAACAAAATAAAAGCGTAAATTAACACTTGACGACCTATCCTATTAATGATAGGATAGGTCATTAACAGAAAGAGGAAAGATGAAATACTTTAGTTGGTTTATGAAATCACGAAATAAGTTTGCTACTTGTAGAGGTGTTGATGAACATGATTACTATGATGAATGGTCAGGCAAATTCAAAACATTTAAATCTAAACAATGGACAGATCAAAAAGGTTTTCCATGTTATAACTTTTGGGATATTGATAGTGAACACCCAAGAACGGCAGTAAACTATTCTGTAAGGAAAGCATGATCTGTATTCCAACAACATTATTAATCATAATAATTGCACCGATTGTTATCGGTGCAATTTATTGGAGAGGAAAGCATGACTTATAATTGGTGCCATGGTCCACATTGCCACCAACAATCCACTCAATCAAGAGTGCGAGGGAGTGGCGATAATAAAGTTTTAAGAACTATTAAGATAAAACAAGATAGTGAATATCTAAGAGAGAGCGTATTCTCTCATTTTTGTAATCAGCGTTGTTTAATGGATTTTATTAGATTACATAAAGATAGAATAGTTGCACTCGCACCAAGGCGCGAGGCTCAGGAAACACCGATCAAGGTTGAGAAAGAACAACTGAAAGACTACTACAATAATCCGTATACAAGAAAAACAATAACAAGGGTTGACAATGCTTGATCTATCCCATATGATCCAGGACATGAAAACAAATACAGACAATAGAACAGAAGAAAGAAAGAACAGATTCAATGGTGAATCTGTTATGCTAACTAAACAAGAGGCAAGAATACATGATGAACTATTCTTGTGTGAAATCATGGCAACATTAGAAGACAAGACATTAGGCACAGGTGCAAGCAAGCATTGGGACACAATGCGTAAGCACTTGAATTGGTTTAGACAACACAATGCCAAAGCTTATATGGTTCTGTTAGACTAGTCATCAACCCAAGCACGGGCGCGCAAGCGCCCCTGCTCCCCCCATCAATAGAGGTACCAAACCCAAATCCAATTAAGTTCGAAGAAAAAAGATCGATCCCCTTTAAATAAAAAAGGGGTCCCACTACTCTGGGTTGAATTGCTTGATTTAGACAGTCAATGGTGGTAAAAACATGTTCAACATCCTATAAGGATGCGAAAAATTTTTAAAAAATTTTGTATGAATTTGGATAATATAGACATTCGTAAACTCCCCTCAGACGTTCGTAAAAAATTTCTTCAATTGCAAGTGATGCATGCAGAGAAAAAAATTCAAAATAAAGCCAAAGAAGATTTTTTAAGCTTTGTTAAGTGTGTTTGGCCCGAGTTCATTGAAGGTGCGCACCATAGACATATAGCAAAAAAGTTCAATGACCTTGCCACTGGTAAGATTACACGACTAATTGTTAACATGCCGCCTAGACATACCAAATCAGAATTTGCATCTTTCTTGCTGCCCGCTTGGATGGTGGGCCGTAATCCAAAATTAAAGATCATTCAAGCAACTCACACAGGTGAACTTGCAATTCGTTTTGGACGTAAAGCAAAAAACTTAATTGATAGTCCAGATTATCACAAAATTTTTCAAACTAGATTACAAGAAGACAGTCAAGCTGCAGGAAGGTGGGAAACCGCCCAAGGCGGCGAGTACTTTGCAGCTGGTGTTGGTGGAGCAATCACAGGAAGAGGTGCGGATTTACTAATTATTGATGACCCTCATTCTGAGCAAGATGCACTTTCTCCAACTGCCATGGAAAATGCGTATGAGTGGTATACATCTGGTCCTAGACAGCGTTTGCAACCAGGCGCAAAAATCGTTTTAGTAATGACTAGATGGAGTAAAAAAGATTTAACTGGAATTTTGCTAAAAAACCAAACTGAAATTAAAGGAGATCAGTGGGAAGTGGTCGAATTTCCGGCGATCTTGGACCACGGACCTAAACCTGAAGCCGTTTGGCCTGAATATTGGAAATTAGACGAATTAGAGAAGGTAAAAGCAACCCTTCCAGTTGGAAAATGGAATGCACAATGGATGCAACGTCCAACTTCTGAAGAAGGGGCGCTTATAAAGCGAGAATGGTGGCGAAAATGGGATAAAGACTATATTCCAAATTTACATTACGTAATTCAGAGCTATGACACTGCTTATTTGAAGAAAGAAACGGCCGATTTTAGTGCAATTACGACTTGGGGCGTATTTTACCCAAATGAAGACTCACCTGCAAATTTAATTTTAATTGATGCCATCAAAGGAAGGTATGAATTTCCGGAATTACGAAGAATTGCACTCGATCAGTATAAATATTGGAATCCTGAATCAGTTATCGTTGAAGCAAAAGCTGCAGGACTGCCTTTGACCTATGAATTAAGACAAATGGATATTCCAGTTCAGAACTTTACACCGAGCAAAGGAAATGATAAACATGTTCGAGTAAATACATGCGCTCCGCTTTTCGAATCTGGCATGATTTGGGCGCCTGACCAGAAGTTTGCGGAAGAAGTAATAGAGGAATGTGCAGCATTCCCGCATGGTGATCATGACGACTTAGTGGATTCAACTACTCAAGCCATCATGCGCTTTAGACAAGGTGGATTTTTAAAACACCCTGAAGATTATGTGATGGAAAAACGAGCGCCTAGGAAGTTTGAGTATTATTAATGGCAGTAAATGTAGGATTACAACTTTATACGTGGGTGAATAAGTTTGCTAGAAGATTAGCAGCGAAACCTAACGCACAAGGAATTATGCAAATTCCTAATCAAGAAGTAATTAGAGATCTTTCTAATGAGATTTTAACTAAATTCATGAGGCATAATGTTCCTAGACAAATGATAAAAAGTGAAAATGATATCAAAGTTATTTACAATCAAATTTTAAATTTAGAAGACCAGCAATTACGAAGAAATGTCATTAGCCCCGGAGATCCAAGACACAAAGAAATTACAGAGAAAATATTAGGTAAAAAGAAAACCACAGCAGATTTAATTGATCTAGGTTTAGTTAGAAAAGGTAAAAACGTTAAAAAAACAACTCCTAAAGAACCTGTTGATCAAAAATTAGTTGAAGAAGTAAAAGTTAAAGAAACTTTTGATGATTTTAATGCAAGACAGAATCAAACTGATGTTGTAGCAGATACTGTTACTAAAATAATAAGTATGGAACCGGTTGGAGCACTGAAAGAAGCAAACAAAGTTATAGGTCGAAAAGGTATATATAAAAATTTAACCAAAGAGCAATCACAGAAAATTTTAAAAGATAGTGAAGATTGGATTTTTCAAAGAGATCCAGATGATTTATACGACTACAATAAAAAAAGACCTTTTAGAGATGATGCTGATCCAGAAGATTTAGCAGAAGGTGGCAGAACCGGTGTAAGTTATTTACTTGCAGAAGATTCAAATCAAAGGGTGCCTTTAAAAGATGGACATAGCCCTGGACGTAGAAAGTTTTTACAAGGAATAGCGGCTCTAGCTGCTCTTCCTGTGGTTGGTAAATATTTTAAATGGGCAAAACCTCTTGCTAAAACAAAATCATTAACCTCAGTTCCAATTAAATCAGGAGCCGATGGCATGCCGCTATGGTTCAAGCCCCTTGTAAATAGAGTTAT